TGTTGCTACAGCCACTTGCGCTACAGATCACGACTTGTCATACCCATACATAAACAAAGTCAATATATCGTCAACTGAGGGTGCGTACAATGGTGATAAAACAATAACAAGTGTCCCAAGTTCAACTACATTTACATTTAATGTCACAGGAACGCCAGCACAATCGACAGGAACGCTACACACCTTTCATTCTGTTGGTTTTAATGGTTGGCACAAGGTTAGCACAGTTTTAGATGCAAACAAATTTCAGTTAGTGCTTAATAATGACCGATTAACGGCTGGATCTGGTTCTGATATGAAACTTGTGACAGGTTTGCAAATATCGTCAGTGGCAACGCTTGATCGTGCTATAAAGCTATATACAGATAAGCAAATTAACACCCCTTTTTTATTTATAGTCCCAGAAGGTTCAGACGCATCTACAGACCGAAATACGCAGAATGATGCTAATAGTGAAACAACGTCAACAGAGCAATTTTATTTAAAACTTATTAATAATTTTTCGTTTTACCTATTTATCCCAACAGTTAATGAGCTGACAGGTAGTAAAGCAATAGATTTAGCTTTTAATGTTTTGCCTTCATTGTATAAAACTGTAGCAGGGTACAGACCAAGCACGTTTTTTGCGAATACAAGCAACACGTTAATGGTTCCATTAGGTCACGGCGTAATTAGCTATAATGATGCATATCTTGTTTATTCATACAGCTTTGAAACAACTGAAACGATATTAAGTACACAAACGGCGAATTATGTTCAGGATACAAGCCAGTTTATGTATAATTCTGGGGATATATACACAAATACTGAAACTGTAGCATTTAGGAGTTTTGAGAATGTATTTCAAAATAATGATTGCGAAAATGTAAAAGATAATAATTTTAATTTGTTGTGATATAATCGATTATATGAAATTAAAATTAAACAGAAATCTAGCATTATATGAAGCAGGTGATATTGTAGAGGTTGAAGCGGTAGATGGTGTGCCAGTTAATAGCTACTGGCGAAAACGATTAAAAGATTCTCAATTTGATAATTGTGTAGAAATAATTGAAGAAAAAAAAGTTGTTCGTAAGAAAATTGCAAAAGATGAAAAAAGTGAGGTATTAAATGACAGTCAGTAACCCTATTATTAATATAACTAAGGCACCAGCCGAGCAGTCAATTAGCAATGCACCACAAAAGGTGTTGATTGTTGGCCAGCAAACAGGATCAGTTTATACAAGCGGTTCTTTAGTTGAGAATATTGGCAACGCTAATGTTGAAATTGGCAATTTTGGCAAAGGTTCTCAAATTGCTGAAATGGTTAAAGCGTTTAAGTCAGTAAACCAAGTTACTCGATTAGATGCTATTGCGCTAGATGATAATGGATCAGGTGTTCAGGCTACTGGTTCTGTTGCTTTTTCTGGTACTGCCACAGAGTCTGGGGTATTGGTTGTTTCTATCGGTTCGAGAATTAACCATAGATACAGTGTATCTATTGCATCTGGCGACACTGCAACACAAATTGGTGATGCATTAGTTGCTTTGATTAACGCTGATGCACATAAAATTGTTTCAGCATCTAATACAACTGGGACTGTAACGCTAACAGCCAACAATGCTGGCACATACGGCAATGGGATTGGTTTAGAGGTAAAGGGAATTGTTGGTGGGGTTACGCCAAGCGTCACAGCTATGACAGGCGGTGCGACTGACCCAGTATTGACTGGACTGTTTGATGTAATTGGTGAAACACGATACCAAACTATTATTTTCCCTGGAAACTACGACGTAACAGTTGTTGCGGATTCTCATACAAGCACAACTTCATTGTTAGACCCACGTTGGAATGAAGCCAATGCAATACTTGATGGTGTTTGTGTAATATCTAAAACAGATACATTGGCTAACCTAAAAACATTTTTAAATGCTAGAAATTCACAATCATTGGTTGTCAATGCTCAGGGTATTGTAAATGATACTTTGTATAAAGGTTCATCTATATTTGAATTAGATGATGTGATTGCATCACAAATTGGGGCTGTTAGGGCGTTAAGGCTTACAGATGGTGCGAATATAGCACAGTTTGTTATTGCTTCAAATTTAGACGCAAGAGGTGGCACTCACACAGCATCGCTGCCTTACATGAACACGCCTTTAACATTGCCAGTTCTTGATACTGGTAAAGGGTGGGCTAAGTCTGAGCAATCTGAAATTAATGTTGCTGGTGGATTTGTTGTTGGGAATAACATCGCTGGAAGTGGAGTTGTTCTTGGACAGGTATACACAACCTACAAAACTGACGCTGCTGGCAATGTAGATAAAACATACCAATTCTTAAACAACGTGGATGTGACATCTGCTGGTGCTGAGTTTATTTTTAACAATTTGAAATCAGCTTACAGTCAAAGCCGATTGACTGACGGTTCGCTAGTTACTGGGTATAACATGGTAAATGAGAACGCAATTCGGGGCAAGCTAGTAGAATTGTACAATATTTTATCTGGCGAAGGATACTTGTTGTACCGAGCAGGTGAAGACAATGTTAAATACTTTGTGGATAACTTAACAATTGGCCTAGACTTGTTAAATGGAAAAGCTACTAGCACGGCTAAAGTACCGCTTGTTGCTCAGCTGCGAAGACTTGATTTAGTATTACAAGCAGTGCTTAATATATAGGAGTAAGATATGGCAACATCATTAGTCGGTGGACAATTATTTATCAATGACCAATCAGTAGCTATTCAAGGGAATAGTTTGCGTATGAAGGATGGCTCTGGGGATAAGGTTATTACCCCACAAGTAGCCGGAACGTCTGTGGACGTAATTGAAGCAGTGGATTATACAACAGCTAAAAGCATGGTTTCATTTGATCTATTATCAACTGTTGAGAATGAAGCATTGGTTCGTGGCTGGAAGTCTAACGGCCTTGGCAACGTGATTAAATATGTTGCGTCCACTGGGGTCACTAAAGTATTCCAAAAAATGTGCATGTACGTTGATCCTGAAATCAATGTTTCATCTGACGGGGTTATATCTGTAGAATTTGAAGGCTCGCAAGCGGTTACAGCTTAATGCGGGCATTACAAAGCATACTAGATTCAGCAGCATTTAAATTGTCTAATATTATTATTGATATTATACTAATTATTATGCTATACTTAAATCTAACGATATGAAAGAATTTTTTGAATACACTTTAAAAACACCAATTAAAATATCTAAAGATGGTGAGTATGTAGATGCATCAGATGTTTGTGTTTATGCCCCACGACCACGAGATAAGTATAAAGTGTTAAAGTTGGAAGCAGATTTAAATAACGCTTTTTTAAGTGTTTTGCCAAAAGCAGATGCGATGAAAAAAGGGGGGGATGATAATAGAAAAGATGTTAAAGACGATAAAAAGGATGATAAGATTGGCATAGGTGCCTTAATTATTCAGTTTGCAGATGCGGATACAGTTGGTTCTATTATGTATAATTTAGAGCAAATTTTTATTTCAGGAACGCAAGATAAGCCTACAATAACCATTGGTGGTGTTCAAATGCAAAAAACTCATTTTGATGATGGCTTGCATACTGCGGATTTAAAAGCGTTGGCTGGGGGGTATGCTGACCATTTTTTGTCGCTGGGCTTTTAAATAACGAACCTTTATTTTTATTTACAAATTTTGAATATATATTTCATAATATAACGCTTGAAGACGTTATTATTTATATGATGAAAAACAATTTTAGTTATTCTGAGTTAATGGATATGAATATGGGTGAGTTGTTGTTGTATAATAGAAGGATAAATATTAGTGTAGAAAAAGAAAATCGAGAAATGGAAAGGCAGTTAAGGAAGCGATGAAATCAGTTAGTTATTTACTAGAGATTAAAGATAAATTTAGCGCAAGTATGGGCAGGTTTTCTAAAAGTGTTTCAAAGGCTTCAAATCAGGTTTTGTTATTAAATGGGAGGTTATCAAAATTAAAAAAAACACAGCAATCGATGTTTTCTTTAGCTGGTGGAAATAAGTATGCTGCCTTTGCAGCTGGCTATTTTATAACTAAAACATTTGCGGATTTTGAAACGGCAATGTTTAAAATTGCTAAAACAGCTAATATTGAGGTAGGCCCATCTTTAGATAACATGGGTAGGAAGTTTAAACTTTTATCCGAAGATATGCCAAACACGGCTGAGCAGTTGGCATTAGTGGGGGCATCTGCTGCACAATTAGGTGTTCGTGGTGAGGGGAATATATTAAAGTTCGCAAAAACAATGGGAATGTTGCAATCAGCCACGGATGTTTATGGTGAAGAAGGGGCATCCCAGATGGCTAGGCTAGTCAATGTTGTTGGTGGGAATATTAATGATATTGATAGGTATGCATCTGCCTTAACACATTTAGGTAACACAAGCGCAGCCACAGAGCGAGAGATATTAAGGTTTGCTATGGATATGGCATCAAGATCGCAAGCGTTTAACATGAGTGGGCAAGACGCTATGGGGCTTGCTGCTGCATTTAAAAGTGTTGGATTACAAAGCGAGCTTGCATCTGGTGCTGTTTCCCGTGTTTTAGGTGTTATGAATGAAGCTGTTTATTCTGGTGGGGATGCCTTGGTTATTATGTCAGCAATTTCAGGCAAAACTAGAGATGAATTAAAAAGTGCATTTGAAGCTGATGCTGTAGGGGCGTTAGTACAATTAGGGGCTTCAATAGATGACATGGAGAAAAAAGGGGTTAATTTAACACGAGCGTTAAATTACTTAGGCTTAGAAGGGATTAGGGATAAAGTTGTTATGACTACCTTAGCAAAAAAGATTGATTTAGTAAAAAAATCAATGGCTGAGTCTAATAAAGAGTTTAATTTAAACAAAGCGTTGGCTAGAGAGTATGATATTCAGCAAGCATCGCTTGCTAATAAGGTAAAAAAGTTTTTCGGCGCAGTAAAGCTTACTGCTATTTCAATTATTGACACTTTTGATGATAAAATTAAATTTTTTGTTGATAAATTAACTGCCGGTTTTGTCGCACTTTCAAAACAAATAGAAAAAACGGCTGGGGATTTTAAGCTTCTTAAAAATTTATTTAAAGATTATATTATTGATGCTTTTGAGTATGTAAGGCCATATATTAAAATATTTATGGATGAGATATCAAAAATGATAGCAAACTCAATTAGGCAAGCTATGAGCGATTTCTTTTCTATAGATTCTTTATTTAAAGAGACAAAAGCTAAGTATACAGATGCGTTTCTTGGAGGCATGACTGGTGGAGGGGCATTTCGAGTTCTTAATCCAAAATCCCAATCAGTTGAACTAAATGGGAATATAACAGTTGCTGCTGAAAAAGGGACTACTGTATTAGATAGTTTTTTTGGGACGTCTAATAACCGTGGTCGTATTATGCAAACAGTTGGGGTCAACCCATAATGGCTAACCCTAAACAAGCATCGTGGCGTGGGGTACCCTTTTATTATCGTGGAAGCGCAGAGCAAAGAGGGTTTAAGACAGTCCAGCATTTATACCCAGGGTCTAATAATTTTAAAATTGAGCAAATGGGGAAAATGCCTAAGCAGTTTACTATTTCAGCGCAAATTGATGATGACAATAGGGATGTTTTAGACGCTGCCTTAAACGCAAGTGGGTCAGGTATATTGTCCCATCCAAAATACGGCAATTTCACAGCTAAGGTTACTACATATACCAAAAACGATTCTATTGATCGATATGGGCTTTATGATTACTCAATTACATTTATTATTGAGTTTGGGTTATTTTTGCCTTCACTATCCACATTGACCACATCAGCTATAAGCGCATTACGAGCTGCAGGGGTTGATAAAATATCAGCATTTGGCAAATCTAAATTAGGAAGGTTCGGTTTTTAGCATGGCATTAAAAGGGATTTTAAAAAACAATACAACACGTTTATTGGCCGATAGGGTCAATTTATTGATTGATACTATGCGAAAGGCTATTGTTAAAATTGAAAATGAAAATAATAGTGATTTTAATGCCGTTGCAAATAGTATGAATGACAGCATGTTCTCTATTGTAGTTAATAATGAGATATCTAGTTTATTAGCTGGGTTATTTGAAACCTATAATAGAATTGGTAAGGATTCAAAAAGCAAATATTTATTAAACGTAGAGTTATTTAGCTTTGGGAACAATATTACAAATATTCAGTCTAGCAAAACCGATTCTGAATTATTAAACTCCATAAACTTAATTATTCAAGGCATTAATTTATCGTATGCCTATGACAATGCGGTTAATATTACTTATTTGAATAAAGTTGAATTGGATAAAGTGATTAATCAATTAGATAATGAGTATTCTGTTGTTTCAGACAATTCTCTTATTGATTCTGACTCAAGGATAGCTATGTTGGCAATAAAGACGGCGGTTATGCGGTTTTTTTCAACCCTAGAATTAAGAGATTTAACTACATACACAACTGGTTTAATTCCAAGTAGTGTATTGGCATATTCTTTATATGCAGATTCGTCTAAAAACACTGAAATAATTGATTTAAACGACATTTCAAATACTGGGTTTGTTGAGGGCAGTCAAACAATTACAGAGGCTATTTAATGGGGTTTAAGACTAAGGCCGGAAACTTTATAGATAAGGTTTTTGGTAAAGATATTGTGGTTGAGGTGGATGGGGTCGCATATTCAAACTTTTTATCTGTAAGTGTTACTCGATCATTAGAAACCATTGCTAATGAATTTACGGTTACTGGAACCGTTGAAAAGCTAGAAGATTTTCAAATTTCTTTAGGTGATGATGTGGTTATTTTGTTTCATGAGGTATCAATTTTAGATGGGTATGTTGAATCTATATCGTCTGAATATAGTAATAATGGACACACTGTAACTATATCTGGGCGTGACAGAACAGCAGATATAGTAGATGGGACTGTGTATAAGCCTTTAGTAATTAATGGAGCAATGACGTTAAAGGTATTGTTGACAAAACTACTAAGTGAAAATGGAATTAGTAACATTAATGTTATTGATTTAGTCCGACCTGATATTTTTGAAAAAACAGATCAGATTGAAGTTGAAAAGGGGACAGGGCTATTTGAGGTTGTAGATAAATATTGTGCAAAAAGGCAAGTGTTAGCAACAACAAATGGACAAGGGGATTTGGTTATTACAAGAGGGGGTGTTGAAGCCGAGGAGTATTCAGATAAAATACTTCATATTGCAAATCAGTTTCAATCGGGACAAAATAACGTATTGCAAGCATCAAAAACTCAGGCAAATTCAAATAGGTATAATAAATATGTAGTTCAGTGTCAAGAAGATATTTTATCGCAACTTTTTAAAGGGTCATCTTTAGGGAATGAGATTTTACCTGTAAATGAGGGGGTTATTTTTGACCAAGACATTAGAAAAAGCCGAATATTAGTAATTGTAGATGAATCGCTTGGCAACGCTGAGTTGGCAAAAAAAAGGGCTGAATGGGAAGCATCAATTCGTAAGTCACGGAGTTTTGGGTATACTTGTAGTGTGCAAGGATTTTTAGTTGATAAAACAAAAGTTTGGTCTCCAAACTCATTAGTACATGTAACAGATGAACGATTGGATGTAGATGAAAAATTGTTGATTCGTGATGTTTCATTTTCATACAACGTAGACAATGGGAGTATCACTCAATTAACGCTTGTAAAAGAAGATTCTTATATTCCAAAGCCACTTTCACCTGATTTTGGTGAATTAACAGTAAATAATTTATTAGAGGATATTAAACGAGTTCAAGTAGGGGGGGAATGAATGAGCGTTTTAAATAAAATTAGAGCAATGCTCAAATTTGGTTATGTTTCTAATATTGGGGATGACTCTAAGGATTTGCCTCTTTGTCAATACACATACCATGAGCAATCTAAAGATATTGTTACTATATATCCCTATGGATTCTGCGCAAATGCCCCTGCTGGCAATTTAGCTGTCGTGGTAAATATGGGTACAACAGATGAGAAAATAGCATTTACGGCATCTGGCAAGGATAGATTTAAAAATTTAAAAGGGGGTGAGGTTGTTGTTGGTAATTTTGTTACTGGCGATTTTGTTAAATTTAATGCTGAACAAAAAATAGAGGTTGTTTCTAGCGGTTCAGTTGATATTACAGCTTCAGCCATTAATGTTAATGGAGGAACGACTATCACAGGGGATGTTACAGTATCTGGGGGGCTAACAGTTAGCGGTGACATAACTGGGGGCAGTGTTACTGGTGGCACCGTTTCAACTACTGGTGGAATTGACTTAGATACGCATACGCATTTTGTGCCTAGCGCACCAGGTAGTTCAAACCCCCCTCAATAATGTATAATTGATATATGGATAGTATATACAACCAAAGTGTGAGCAGTATATTGTTTGGAAATTCTGTTGTAAATCAAAACAAGGCTTGGTTAAATAGATCAGGGGTTAGCGATCAAGTGAATCAACAAAGAGCAAACGCAAACTATACACTTAACGCAATGGCTGAGCAGCAATCTAGCGAAGCGTGGTGTAAGAAAACTAAGAATAAAGATTATTTACGTTTAAAAATTGAGCATGTAAATATAAGCAAGGAATCTAGTAAAAGTGAATGATATCTATTTGGCTAAAAATAGCGATGGTATTTACGACATCTCATTTTCTAGTGGGGACTTTAAAAAGACACAAGGGCTTGATACTGCGATTATTAACAGCTTAAATATTGACCAACGTGCAGAAGCCTCAGAGGTTGCTACCCCACAAAATAGGCGAGGGAATATCATTGATGAATTAAACAATGAAAACGATTTTCAAATAGGGTCAAAACTATGGTTGTTATCCCAAAAAAGAGCTAATCAAGAAACAGTGTCATTAGCTGAATCGTATGCATCAGAATGTTTGCAATGGCTAGTCGATGACGGTATTGCTCAAACTGTTATAGTATCTGGTATATTAAAGAATGACAATATAGTGTTATCAATTACAATAAAACAGAGCGATGGGACTACTTTTAATAAGTCCTATGATTTATGGTCTAAAACAACAATAGCATAGGTGAATACATGAGTTTATCAATACCAAGTTCGCAACAAATATTCGAGAGAATCAATACAGATATTATTAATGAGTTAAACGAGTTAGACCCATACTTACGCACCAGTTTTATTCGTGCAATTAATGCTGCGGATTCTAAAGCGTTTTATGAGTTATATCAAACCGTACAACAAATGATTGACTTGTATTATAACCCTACAGGTGAATACTTAGATAAGTTCGCTGCTGAATATGGCTTGACACGCAATCCGGCAACGCTGGCAACTGGAAACATTGTGTTTACTGGTACAGCCACATCAACAATTCCAATATCCACACAGGTGACATCTGACGATGGCAATATTTATCAAACAACAGCTGCTGGAACGATAACAGCCACGACATTGACCATATCATCATTAACACGGTCTGGCAGTACCGTGACGGCCACAACGTCTGGCAATCACGGCCTAGCATCTTCATTGAGCGTTGTTATATCTGGGGCTAATGAAACTGAGTATAACGGAACGCATACAATTAATGTAACTGGGCTAACCACATTTACATATTCAATTACAACAACGCCAACTACACCAGCCACAGGGACAATCCAAGGTGATATTGATTATGCGAATGTAGCGATTATATCAACAGAGTACGGGGCGAGTCAAAATAAAGATGCTGGGGCAAGCCTTGGCTTAGCAAGCCCAATATCTGGTGTCAATGCAACAGCCTATGTAGATTTTAGCGAGATTGCTGGCGGTTCTGACGTTGAAAGTGATGACGACTTTAACACACGTTATATTTTTAGACGGCAAAATTTACCAGCAAACTTTAATAAAACCGATATAATCCAGCAAGCTAAGTTAATTAATGGGGTCACCCGTGTATGGGTTCAAGGTGCTGGCGAGTTTGATTCATCAATAACAGCAACTGGTGTCACACGAAACGGCGATTATTTGGCCGTATTTAATAAAACAGCGCATGGGCTATACAATGGGCA